TCGCCGCTTCGCCCAGCAGACGCACGAGTACCTCATCGAGCAGCTGCAGTTCACGGGTGCCGAGTCGATCACGTCGAGCTCGAACAAGATCCAGCTGAACTTCAACCACCCGGTGAAGGAGCTCGTGTGGGTTGTGCAGCGCGACTCCTATGTGGACTGCACGCCGAACCAGACGTTCATCGCCGAGGTCAACGGAATGCAGCCCTTCAACTACACGGATGACTTCTCTACGGAGGGCATCGTGATGGACGTCCTCGCTCGTGGGTCTCTGGGCCTGGGTGGCGCGTCACCGGCTGGCACGGTGGTCCCGACGGCGACCGGCGACGGACCCTCGGGTCCCTACCTCCCGGGTGTGGGTATCGCGGTCGGCCCCTCGCTGGGCGGTGCGTCGTGGCTCGACACGGGTGTTACGTCGCTCACTACGGCTGCGACGGAGCAGGGCGTGGTCTTCGAGGACACGACGAACTACCTGCTCGCCAAGGTCATCCTCGCTTCGGGTGTTCGCTGCGAGGGCAAGAACCCGGTGGAGGTTGCCAAGCTGCAGCTCAACGGACAGGACCGCTTCACGGAGCGCGAGGGACGTTACTTCTCCCGCGTGCAGCCGTACCAGCACCACACCCGCACGCCGACCCAGGGTATCAACGTGTACTCGTTTGCCCTGAAGCCGGAGGAGCACCAGCCGTCGGGTACGTGCAACTTCTCGCGTATCGACAAGGCTACGCTCCAGCTGACGGTGTCGGTGAACACGGTCCGCTCGGGACGTACGGCTCAGGTCCGCGTGTACGCGGTGAACTACAACGTGCTCCGCGTGATGAGTGGCATGGGTGGTCTTGCGTACAGCAACTAGAGACCTCCACACAAGAAAACAATCAAGAAAATCAAAACAAAATGTGCGTGGAAACCCACTTACATTTTGTTGACGTGTAGAATCTGACTTCTTGTTTACAGGGTGCAACGTCAAACTAAGAAATGACGTGTCGTATCTGCAAGACGGAGACGTGTACCGATGTGATCAAGCTTGGAAACCAGGTAATTACATCGCGATTTCCAAAGATTGGAGAGCCACCTGCATCATCAACGCAGATGACTCTCATGATGTGTCGTGTATGTGGACTTGTTCAACTTCGTGAGCTGGTGGCTGGATCCGAGATGTACGAGCATATGTATGGATACCGCTCGGGAATCAGTGGAACGATGCGTGCTCATTTGCGCGAATACAATGATGAGATTATGCTCCTTGCCGCACTTGAGGATGATGATGCAGTTCTTGACATTGGAAGCAATGACGCTACGTTCCTGAAGATGTATCCTTCCACTCTGAAACGTCACGGATGCGATCCCACGGGTGCGCAGTTTGCAAATGAGTACGAAGGTCTGTTCTTGACACCGACATATTTCACGAAAGAGGCAGTTGCTTCGCTTGGATTCAAGTACAAGGTGGTATCCTCTATTTCGATGTTCTATGATCTCCCGGATCCGGTTCAGTTTGCTCGCGATATCTACGATGTTCTCCACGAGGATGGTCTGTGGACGTTTGAGCAGAGTTATCTCAAGACAATGCTTGAGCGCAATAGCTTTGACACGATCTGTCACGAGCACGTTGAATACTATGGTATTCGTCAAATCAAGCACATCCTTGACATGGCGGGATTTAAAATCGTACGTGTCAGTTTGAATGATTGCAACGGTGGAAGCACGCGTATCTTTGCGGCAAAGAAGGAGTCCCGCTGGACAGAGGACATCCGAATGGTCCAGAAGCTTCTGGATGGGGAGGATCATCTTGGGAACCCGGATACATATACCATCTTTATGGCGTGCTGTGATACCGAGATTGCTAAGCTCAAGGCTCATCTTGCTACGGGTGCTTCAACCTATATCTACGGTGCGTCGACCAAAGGCAACTGCCTTCTGCAGTATGCCGGCATCGATCCAGATCTTGTAAAGTATGCAGTTGAGCGCAATCCGGCAAAGGTCGGTTGTGTCACGTCGACGGGTATTGAGATCATCAGCGAGGAGACGATGCGTGCTGCACCGCCTGCATACCTGCTGGTTCTGCCGTGGCATTTCAAGGCAGAGATCATTGCTCGTGAGCATGCATTCCTCAAGGCGGGTGGTAAGCTGATCTTTCCCCTTCCCATGTTTGAGATTGTTAGTTTAGAGCAAGCTTGAGAGAAGTACTCAAATGCGAGTCCTTAGTCTGAGTCAAGCTGGGCAGGATGTGTTTGCGCGGTACATTGTGGGTCGCAAGGGTACGTATCTTGATATCGGGTCGTTTCGTCCGACCTACCATAACAACTCGCGTACACTTGAGCTCGAAGGCTGGAAGGGACTTTCCATTGATTATCAGGATTTTAGCGAAGAGTTCAAGCAGAAGCGGAGCAATCCCTTTCTCTGTGCCGATGTCACAACCATTTGTTGGGATGACGTCGTAGCACAGTATCCAATTCTGAAGGGACCGATTGACTATGTCTCCTTTGATGTAGATGAGGCTACGCGTACTGCTTTTGACCGGTTTCCGTTTGACAAGATCAAGTTTGCAGCGATGACGATTGAGCATGATCAGTATCGATTTGGAACGGAGTTGAGGGATTACCTTCGGAACAGGTTGACTGCTCTCGGATATGTTCTGATCTGTGGCGATGTTGTGATGCCCGATGGCGTCCGATCAGATGAGAAATATGGTGCATTTGAGGACTGGTGGGTGAATCCTGCTCTGGTTGACATGGATCGTGCTGAGACGATTCGTTCGAATAACATCACCTACCTTGAGATTTTTAAGAAGATCGATCCTTCTCCGTATGCTTTTTACTGTCCGCCACCGTCATACGAGTGACGAGCTGTGAAAACGAGACCTGTGGCACCCATCCAAGAACTGTATTTGCCTTTGTAGGATCACCTACAAGCAGATCCACTTCAGCTGGCCGATAGAACTTCGGATTCACTCGGAGGACCACGCGACCTGTCTCGTCAATACCAATCTCATCTACACCAGATCCAGACCATGTGATCACATGACCAGCAGCCTTAAATGCAAGCTCAATAAACTCACGAACTGTATGCGTATCACCCGTTGCCAATACATAGTCATCCGGTCTGTTCTGCTGAAGCATCAGCCACATACCGTATACGTAGTCTTCTGCGTGGCCCCAGTCACGTTGGGCATCCATATTCCCAATCTCCAGTGTGAAGGTAGGATCCGAATAGATCTTGGCAATCGATGTCGTCACCTTGCGAGTGATAAAGTCCTCGCCACGACGCTCCGACTCGTGATTAAATAGGATGCCGTTACACGCAAACATCCCATAGCTCTCACGATAGTTCTTCACGATCCAGAAGGCGTACAGCTTGGCAACGCCGTACGGACTGCGAGGATAGAAAGGTGTCGTCTCCGACTGAGGAACTTCAGCCACCTTGCCGTATAGCTCTGACGTGGATGCCTGATAGAAGCGCGTCTTCTCTGACAGACCCAGCCGACGGATTGCCTCCAGAATACGAAGAGGACCAAGACCATTGACCTCTGCCGTATACTCGGGCTGGGTGAAGGATGTGTGTACCTGAGACTGTGCAGCCAGATTGTACACCTCAATTCGCTCAGCATCTCGAAGAGGAATAAAGACATTCATAATCGACGTCGAGTCACCCATATCTGCCTGAACAATCTGTAAGTTAGGGTGATGAAGGAGATCGGCGATCCTTCCAGTCGTCGGAGTCGAAGAACGACGCGCAAGACCAATGACTTGGTATCCCTTCTCCAAGAGGAGTTCTGCAAGATATGACCCATCCTGTCCCGTGATACCCGTGATGATGCCAGTGATCATTTGCTTAGCTTGGGAGGCGTTGTTTAAACGAAGAACAAACCGGTGCACAATATAATGAGTTTTTGCATTGTCTATCTCGCATCTCCTCGCGAGTTTCAGGCAGGCGGTGTTCCTCGCATTGAGCTCTTACGCACATCTCTGCGGATTACCAAGAAGTACTTTCCAACCACGGATATCTACATCTTTCATGAAGATTACATCGATGAAGACAAGGCAAGTCTCCCTCCTGTGAAGGAATACATTACTGTTGACTTCTCGGGACAGGATGACAAGTTCAGCACTTCATATGGAAAGCCAAAGGGATATATGATGATGAACCGCTTCTTCACCGGTATTATGCAGGCATATCCCCAGATTCAGAAGTACACTCATTATATGCGAATGGATGACGACTCCTTTTTACAGGAACCCTATCTGACAGAGGAGCACGTCAAGGCAAATCACCTGAAGCACGATTACGTGTATCGGGTCATCTATACCGAGGAAGGAACTATCCCTCGCCACCAGGGACTGTATCAGTTTACGTTAGAGTTCTTGCGAGAGGAAGGATACGCTCAACACATTCCGACCTTGGAAAAGCACTTGAAAGATACATACTTTTTGAAGGCAGATGGATCCTATGCGTGTTATGCTCCTTATAATAACTGGTACGTTGCATCCTTGCGGTTATGGAACAATCCCTTGTACCAGAGATACATTCAGAAGCTTGAACGGGAAGGTGGAATCTTGACTAGGGGTTGGTATGAATCGACAATCCAGGCAATGATGATTCGTATTCTGAACTTATTTACTGGAATGAAGATCACCCACGATGGATCCTTTGGATATCGTCATAATGTTCACTTTGCAAAGCCTAATTCCCGAGACTACGTCCATATCGGATCGGCGCCATTCTACCCGAAGGGAGCTCTTTTAGAAGATCAGCCCACTGCTTCTTGATTGCTTCGTTGCGAGCAGTGCGATCTTCAGGCACATAGACAAATGTTTCCAGTAGCTTGTACAAATGTTCAATACTATTGAAGACGTATGTATTGGGCGATGCAAATACATCATATAAGCATGAAGTATTGATCCAGTGTTCAGGACGGTCAAACTCTTCTAAGTTTGGCGGGTGCTTTTGCCAATACTGTGTTGTGTTCCAAACAACTGGATCTGACAGCCAAAGTTCTCTTGATGGGATGAACATTGGAATCCCAGCAGAAAAGTGTTCAAACATACTCATTGTTAGTCCGGCTTCGTATGGAATATGAATAATCCCCTTGAAGGAGGCAATATCTGAATATAAAAGTCCACCGCGCTTGTGAACGATCAAGGGATGGGAAATACTCGCCTTCTCCGAATAGCAGAGGAAGGTGGTTTTGCTAGGAGTGTACTTCATTCCGGTATATGTACCTAGTGTTGGGATGTACCGGGGCGTTAAGCCTAGTCCCTTGGCGGTGTAGGATTGATCACATCGATTATTGGAGACCATCCACAGCCTCTTTGCGTTATGTAGACGGTATAGACATGCATGATATTGTGCTCGCATGTTCATGTCTTTTGAGTACATAAATGGAAGATCATAACGAACTGCATTCATCATAATGATGGGCTTATTGTACTTTTCAAACACCATTGCAAACACGCTGGCAAATCCAACCACGAATCCATCAAATGACCGGAGAAATCGATCGTACTTACGCTGAAACTCCCCAATCATCTCGGGCGAGATATGACTCCATGTTGTGTAGTTGATAGCATCTGGATACATAAGTGGTTTCCCCATGATAGCGCCTGCTTTTGTAAGACACCATTCAGTCAGCTTTACTTGAGGACATACGACTTTGAAGTCCTCAACTACGGCAATATGCAGATCCATGCCAAAAAACTGCATTTACATTCTCTCAGGAATACAATTGGAATGGTGAACGTATTTTCGTTCTGTTTGTATGGTCCACCAAACCCTCGTTATTATCCACTTCCTATCCTCCAAAACATCTATCTTATTGGAACGTACTTTCCTGCTTGGAAGGTGATGATCTATGTGGCGCCCGATATTGATCCTCATTTTGTCAAGCAGATGTCTGACTATTCGAATGTTGTTATCCGATACACAGGTGTTCTTGGTTCCGCAAATATGATTCACCGATTCTATGCAATTGATGAACCGGACGTAGATACAATGATGGTCCGTGATGCAGATAGTCGTGTTCACTGGAGAGACCGTTGGGCAATCAAAGATTTTATGAAGCATCCGCAGTTTATCGCACACACGATTCGCGATAACAACGAACATACGTCCAAGTTGATGGGAGGACTGTGGGGATTGCGAAAGACAGCGGGTCTGAATATGCGGGACAACTATGCGTATTACTTGGAACACCCTTGGGTAGAACCTGGTGGTGGATGGGGACACGACCAGGACTTTTTGAGCTACGTTGTATATCCTAAGATTGTGGAACGAATGCTCGTCCACTATTGCAAAGGACGTCTCCGTCTCGGAGAAATAGGTAGAGAGTTCCCCTTTGAATGGACTAACAACTGCTATTGTGGTCGTGTTGAAGATGAGACCTTTCAAGATTCTGCTGATCCGGTTGAACCGCGGATGCATTCGTTTCTCAAGAAGAAGTAAATGCATAAGGTTGGATCTCGAGCTCAAGTCATGCATGGAACCGCCGACCACACATCGGGTGGACTCAAGAAGGGGGATCTAAAGTACAATAAGAGCGGGCGCATTGTGTCGCGTAAGAAGTCAACGCATATGGCTCATAAAACTCGTCGCAACAGTAAGTAATGCGGTTGATCTCTCTGATTGGTGCCGCGGTTTGGGTAGACTTTGTGGTGATGTTGATTACAAAAATTATCCCGGGGCAACACGTTTCGTTTCTCCCGCCCACAAACGCACTGAATCTTTGGTATGACAAGTTTGGAGTTGCTGCTGTATCTGCTGATGTTCTGAGTTTGGTGCTGGGAGTCTTAGTTGCAACCCTTTTGTTTCCGAATGCGGTGGGACTTGGACTAATCCTCGCGTCGATCCTTGTTCAACTTCTTCATGACGTATTTTTCTACTTTGTTGTCATCCGTGGGCTGCCAAAAGGTCAGAATCAGATGATTGATGTTTTCAAGACGTATGCAGATGAAGGTGGTGCCACAATTTTGCTAGCAGATTCATTGATGATGACGGGAACTGTTCTACTGGCAATGATGTTTGATATGTTCTTCTCTTATAGGGTTATTGCATTCAAGACTCTGCTGGGAATGTATTCCCTGATTTATATCACCTATACTAAGTAATGGGCGGCGGATTATTTGGAACACACCTCACACTTAACCCAAAGTGCCTCGTGTTTTCCCTGTTTGTCTTGGTGGTCTATTGGATGCCTCATTTCAAGGCGTTTGAGCACCGAGTGTTGATGGCGTTTCTGCTCGCATGTGTTGCCTATGTTCTCCTAGCTTGGTACGACATGATCTATGATTGTAAGGACCGGCTCAAGCCCACTTTTCTGGGATGGATGTGGGGCTGGGCTAAGCCCCCGGAGTATATGAAGGCCTTCATGGAGTTGCCGGAGAAGGAACAGAAGATGGTACGATCTGTTGATATTGTTGTTCTGATCGGAATCGTAGTGCTGTTCTTTCTTCCTTTCCTTGTGAAGAAGTAATGACAGTTCCAAAAGACTTTGTGGATGCAGCAATCAAGACGATTTCCTGGAAAGTGGGTAGATTTGATCTACTTCCCATTGTCTTTGGCATTGTGATGGCTCTGATTGACATTAGTATGATGGGGACACTGAAGCTGGTAGACCAGGGGAAGTTGGTCTATGTGATTGGATTTCCTATTGCTACCATACTGTATGCGTTTGAACCGTATGTCTTTCTGAAAGCGATGACGCATTCGAACATGGTTGTGACAAACTTGATTTGGAACTTGGCATCCAACATCTTGGTGACACTTGCAGGGGTCTTCTTCTTTGGGGAGAGCATTAAGGGTCTTAAGTGGCTGGCAATTGCGATGAGTCTCTTTTCTTTAGCTATCTTTGCTTATAGTGAATAGTGGCGCGTAGAAGAACTTAGACACCGAGCCTCGAGGATACATAAATGAGCTCTGACGACCTTGTGATTGCCAAGACTGTACAGACGTCGCCGATCCGCACCCTCGCCGAGGGTCTGAAGTCTATGCTGGTTGAGATGAATCTGGTCTTTGACAAGGATGGTATCCGCATGATTGCCATGGACAACTCCCGTACCGTGCTGACTCACATGAGGCTGTATGCCAATAAGTTTGAGCAGTATGAGTACAATAACTCGGCTCCAAAACTGAGTGTGGGTCTGAATACGGATCACTTCTACCGCATTGTCAAGACCGTGACGAATGACGATACGATTACATTCTCAGTATCAAAGGCAGAGTCGAACCACCTGACCATCACGATCGAGAATGGCGAGAAGGGGCGTCGTATCAAGTACCGCCTGAATCTCCTGGACTGCGATGAGTCGGATATTACGATGCCCGAGACGGTATTTTCGGCTCGCGTTACGATGCCGTCTCTGGACTTCCAGAAGATCTGTCGCGATATGACCCTGCTGAGCGCCAAGACAGTGGACATCAAGAACGTGGGGAATACCTTGACGTTCTCTTGTAAGGGTCCGTTTGCCTCTCAGACGGTCACAATGGGCGATGCCGCGTCGGAGATGTCGGTTGCAAAGAATGAGTCGACGGAGATTGTCAGCGGATCCTTCTCTCTGCCCCACCTCGTCCTCTTTACCAAGTGCTCGAATCTCTCCAATAACCTGGAGGTCCACATGAAGAATGATTGGTTCATTATGATCCGCTATGTGATTGCGAATCTGGGCGATATCAAGCTTTGTCTGATGCCCCTACCGCAGTCAACGACCTAAAACTACTTCTTACTAAACTACAATGCCTAGAACACCAAGAAAAACAATACCTCGTCGCCGAAAGACATATCGGCAACAAGCTGTTGTAATGCAAGGCGGGTCTATTGCTTCAGTTAAGCATCTGATTGAGAGCACACCCATTGGAGAGGTTCATATTCTCAACCCCGCAAGCCGATTTGTTGTCATTACATATTGGTGGGGAGTAGAGAACTTTAACAGGAACCTTCAAAGCCCTTGCCCAGAAGACATTATGAAAGAAGCTACACAAATAGTTCTTGCTGAAATAGGACGCGCAGGTGGGTTTCCAAGAGATATTGTCGATGAAGCAAATCGCCTTAGACTCAAACCAGTACTCACAGCTGCAGAGAAGGAGTACTTTAAAATACTAGAAAAGAAATTTGCACAGTGGTCTGCAACCGCACTAGCAGATGATGCATATCGAGCGCGTATTAAGGAGCTTGTGACATTGATGGAACCCGAGATTCTTGCTAGACCAGGTTCTGTAAAACCAGTTAAATTTCCAGAGATGATCGCGAAATGGGAAGAGAATTGTAGAAAAGCAGGAGTTAACTATGTTGCGGTCAATACAGAGTTCCCCCGCGAAGACTACCAAAATGCTATTAATGGAAAACCACTCTTTATTAAACGTGTGCTGGATGCAGTGAGTCCTAGAAGTGTTTTGTATATCGATGGTGACATGTGGATGCTAAAGTATCCTCACATTTTTGATCTTGAGAACGTGGACTTTATGGCTCGTGGATGGAATATAGACCCTCGTACAAAGGAGAAGGCAATCCAAAGACCATATTTTGACCCATATACTCTCGAGACGTCTGGAGGCACTATGTTTTTTGGAAACACGACTGCGGCGCGTGAACTTTTGACTGCCTGGGAAGAAGAATCTAACAAACAGATCGGAAAAGCCGATGATCGTATTTTGTCTCAGGTGTTCACCGAAGATTCTATGGTGTTAAAGACGAATACGATTCAGCTTCCAATCGAATACCTGTGGTTAACAGACAACTACAAGGGGTACCTGAGAGGACCAGATGATCCGGCATCTAAGGAAGATGCATTTATTGAGCACTTCTACTGCTTAACAGGCGAAGAACGAGCGGCAGATCAGGGTGCAGCTGGGTCTGGGCGTACCCCCGAAGGATATGACGAGAAGGTTACAGACAATATCAACTATAAACGTCCCACTGAGCTGATTTATGAACACATCTTTTTTGACGGCGATAAGAACAAGCGCGATGGATTTGCACGATATTTCAAATACATTGAGGGTGCGGTGGGTATTTTCACACAACAACCGCTGGTAAAAGTTGTCAAACTAGAAGAACTGTATGGAGAGTATACTGCAATTGCTACGAAGAACATGCAAGATGCTGGAGTGCAACAGCCCCGTGGACCTGGCGTAGCTGCACGACCGGGTGCTATAGCAAACCCATTTTCTCCTCGCGCGCGACCCCAACTACCCCCAGTGCGTCTTCCTCAGAATGCTCCTATTCCAGAGATCATAAAGAATCTGATGACAGGACATGATGTAGAACTCGGTGGCAGTGTCCAACATGGACCAGAGGACGATTGTGCGGCAATCAATGTGTCTACAACGGCGGTGGATATGTACACTCGTACACTTGAACTGGATACGAGCTCGCCCATGTTCTTCTCTGCCAAGTCTCGCACACTTGTTCACCTTCTTGTAATGTGTGAAACGCTTAAGGATATCAACAAGCACCTAAGTGGAAGTTACACGTTCATGTCGCGTATTCGATGGAATCTGACAACTCCCAAGAATGTACTTGCAAATTTGATTGCAGAAGGAGTCGACTTCAAGCCTGTCTTGAATCAGATTTGGTTTGGAGGAGAAATCCCACCGTGGCGTAAGGTAATGTTCGAAGCAAATAAGAAAGTATGCGAACAGTCTGGATTTCAGTACAAGCTTTGGAAAAATCCAGATCGAACTCTAGAGAATTTTCCACAGACATTCGCGTATCAGAATGCCGCAATTGATGCAGGTACCAGACTAGAACAGAATCGCTGGGCACAGGTTGCAGATTTGGCGCGGTTGGAGATTATCTACAATGGTAGTGGTGTATATGTGGATTCGATCGTGGAGATAACGCCTGCGTTACTGAAGGCAGTGACGGATGCTATTAACCAAGGTGCATTGTTTGTAGGGTGCAATGAAGATGAATGCGTACCTGCCATGGACTGTAAGAACGCACAGGACGAGATGTATCTGTCTAACAGCTTCTTTGCGGCAACACGTGCAAACCCCATTTTTGCGGCTCTTCTGGCACCGGCATCATTAGACGGAATTGACATGGAAAGTGATCGCCTGAACCACACAACGGGTCCTTATTTCCTACGTTCTGGTATCACCCCCGAAGACAATGTATTCATGTTCAAATCAAACCAAATCTACCAGTTCAATCAACAGGAAACTCCTTACAAGGAACCCACACCTGACCCATTTCTCTTCAAGAATATGGTCGCAGGAGCCGTGAAGGTGAATAGTGAAATGTATTATCTTCCCGGAGGAGTTCAGAAGCTACAGACAGATTTCTTAGTTGCAAACAGGGGGCCTCTTGCTACCTACCATTCGGGATTAGGTGGAACATGGAGTCGCTAAAAATGGATCTGTATTCGTAAAATATAGAGAACGTACAAATGAGCGGACCTACTTCTGCAATTGATGACTACCTGAGCCCAGAGGCAATCTTGGATTCGATTTTCCCAAAGATCGATCTTCGCGGTCCTCCACCTACAGATGAAGAGCTACTAAAGTATCCTGAGATTCTCCCTCCTGAAATGAAGCAGACGGCGGGTGCCAGAGAACATTCAAATCCGGGTGGGCAGATTGTAAATACATTCTTCAATATCCGCGATCAAATTAAGCTCTATCACTGGCAAACCAAGTCCTTTTCAGAGCACAATGCGGTAGACGACGTTGTTCAAAGTCTCGACACAAATATCGATAAGTTCGTAGAGGTCTATATGGGACACTACGGACGACCGTATGTAAAGGAAAGTATGCACGTAAAGAATCTAACTGTCACAGGTATTCGTGGATTTATCAAGCAGAGTACCGAATGGCTTTCTGAGAAACTTCCCCATATGCTAAAGAAGACAGACACGGACCTCCTGAATATCCGTGATGAGATGTTGGGCGATCTCAATCAGGTGAAGTATCTCCTCACGCTTACGTAAAATGAATCCAGAAACGGTAAGCAAGGGTAGGTAGGATGTATCGTAAGAATTTCAATAATGTAGCTTGTCGAGCTATTGTAACTGAACTTTGTCTTCAGCGAATTTCAGCAAGGCTCGGATTATCACCTGAGATCCAAAACACAGATTGGCGAACATTCATTGAGATGGACAATGCAGGATGTTGTCTTGCCGATGTCTATGGAGAAGACCCAGAAGATCTTCCTAACTCTGTGCGCGAGCAAGTATACGCAATCGTATTTACACTATATCAAAATGGTATTCAGTATATCGACGTTACGTCGTATAACTTTACCATTCAACATGGTCAAGTCTGGGTGATTGACTTTGGACATGCACATACTCGAAAGAGATTATCTCCTTACTTACGCAAGCTTTTCAACCAGGGGTACTTGTACAGCTGGAACAAGCACTTCAGATAGTTTATAGGATACATACAATGGCTGAACATTGGACTCCTGAAGAAAATGCCGAGTGGCAGGCTCGGTATGCAGTCGCTCCAGTAGGTTCACAAGAACGGGCTCTTCTCGATGATATGAGAGAAACCGGTCAGTTTGTTCCTCTGGTGCCCGTGACGCCGCCACCTGATCCTTTTTGGGATCATGAACCGCCGGCTGAACCCGTCCAGCAAACAGGAATCCCACCAAATGCAGGATTTAATATAATTATTCCACATGTTCAGCCAGCGGTAGTCAACGTGGCCCCCACCCCTATCCAGCCGGCAGGAGTGCCTCCAAAGTTTCCTGTTCCGCCTCCAGCGCAAGATCCAAATGAAGCGGTGACAAGGGCGAGAATGAATGCTTTTTTTAATCGGCAACCGGCTCCGACAGCAGAACAAGAAGCAGCAATTCGACTGAGTGCACAACCTGGACCGCAGGTTCCTCCGGGTGGAATTGGATTTGGAACCCGTCGCAACGTGGGTCCATTAGGCGTAGGTGGTCGTATGAAAACGCGAAAGTCTAAAAAGGGTGGACAGATCGTAACAATGTTTTTTAACATCCGCGACCAAGTCAAGATTTACCACTGGCAAACCAAGTCCTTTGCAGAGCACAAGGCTACGGATGAGCTCATTGGTACGCTTGACACAAATATCGATAAGTTCGTAGAGGTCTATATGGGACGCTACGGACGACCGTTGATTAAGAAGACCTTGCCGGTAAAGAATCTAACTGTCACAGGTATTCGTGCATTTATTACCCGTAGTACCAACTGGCTCTCAACTACAGTACCCCGGATGGTAAAAAAGACGGACTCAGATCTGCTGAATATTCGCGATGAAATTCTTGCTGACTTGAATCAAGTGAAGTATCTCTTCACTTTATCATGAACGATGAAACAACAAACCTATTTGTCGCCATGTCGGTCTCTACGTTAAGCGCATGTATGATCTATGCTATTTGGTGGCAGAGCGCGGAGTGTATGTGTTTGTGAGTCACTTTGGTCTAGTATTATGAGCCTTGTACACGATATCATCGGCGATCTTCATTTTCATTGTCGGTGCAAAGAGCTTGCGATCCGTAACGTTTGTCGTGGTATTCCACACCTTGATAATATGAAATTGCCCCTTGGGTGACACAGAGACTCCAACAATCGCTTCCTTGTAGTTGGTTAGAAAACCATTCACAAAGCAGTGCGCCATTGCATCGATGAAGACCTCGCATGTGTCCTTTGCATCCACCTTCTTGGACCATGCACCCCCGCGAATGTGCTCGGGTGCCTCCCATAGAGGTCTATATCCACTTCGCATGAGAAAGAACATGCCAGATTCCCAGGCATCCTTCGAAATTGCGTCAATTACTGTCCAGAAGTCTGCAGGCGTTGAGAGAGTGGCAATATTGGTATACGATGCTTCCGAATAGTTGTTATCGTTCGGATCGTGGTACCATAGAACCCAAGTATTTGGCATTGGTGTAGAATCAGTCATCTTCACCACTCTCTACTCTTCTGTAATGTTTTTGATCCGTTTTATTTACCATACAGTTTCCTCACAGGCAGTGTAACTTTCTTATACCGAATCGAATCTGCAAACTGAAATCGAGTATAGGCTGGCGCGAAGATAATCACATCGTTGCGAACAATAGTAAGAGCCTCATCATCGGGAACAATATGCCCCGCTAACCGAAGTGCATCCTTATACGTTTTAATATCCTTGAACTTCGATGCGTAAATTGTCTTTATACCTATCGTCATCATCGCCGGATCCTTGTTCATACAGTTGCCCATACCTTATCTTCTCTCTCTATTCCTTTTCCATTTTTGAAAATAATACTAATAAGATATAAATGTCTGCGCTTGAAGAACTTCAGGAAGCATACGATGCCTATAAAAGCGTCGACAAGAGCAACGATCACGAACTTGCCGGTGCTCAATCCGATCTGAGTGCCGCGCAGGCTCAAGCGCGTGAGGAAATTGAAAAGTTAGAAAAGGAACAGAAAACTGCCTCGCTTGGTGATCAGCAGGGACTCGACGCTTCTATCGAGGAACTTCAGACCCTGCTCGATAAGACAGAGGGAAAGGGCGGACGTCGCCGGCGCAAGTCGCGCAAGTCGCGCAAGTCCCGTCGTGGTGGGCGCAAGTCTCGGAAGTCGCGTAAGTAAGAAAATGGATACGATTCTCTGAACATCATAGAAGGGAAGATGGATATCTCAACTTTCTATACTCTACGAAGCATTCCCCGCGCAGCACTTGATGAAGGAATCAGAACAATCATCTCGAAGCTCAAGATCTCATTCAAGCCCTCCTTCCGGCGCCCAACAATTCGCAGGGCTCCGGCAGAAGAGGCATCTAATTGGCGAGAGTTGGCTATGGTGGCTCTTCTCCGCAAGGTTCGTGAGAAGGACGACCCCGACTACGACGAGGTCAATGCGTTCTTGAATAAGCTGACGAAGCAGACGTATGACAAGATGATGGTAGCAATTATGGAAAAGCTGGACAAGCGCGACTCAATGTTCCGTCTGCGCGTGACGACCTTGCTATTCGACCGCGGTGTCTTGCAGACATTCTATGCACCGCTGATGGCGGATGCATACAAGGACATTGCAGGTGCATACCCGGATGCACACCAGGACCTAATGGTTCAGGTGATGATGTTCGACACGCTGTACGACAATACAAACGTGACAATTGTCCCAGCACACACAGATCCGGGGTACAATGAAGCGATCCTGGTATGGCACAAGCAGAAGGAGAAGAAGCGTACATTTGCAGTATATGTTGCAGAGCTGTTTGCCCGCGGACTCGTTCCACAGGCGCTGATGTCTACATTTGTTAAGACCATCGGAGACGACTTGAAAGAGGCAGTTCGTCAGCCAAAGACGCCAGCTGCAGAGGAACACGTGGATGCTCTAGTGCGGTTCGTCTTTGCAGTGGCTGCCAAGGTTCCTGAGGTGAAGGATCCAGTGAAGTTGGTCTTGGCGATCCCCAAGGCTGAGACACCGTGTCTGAATATGAAGTCGCGATTCAAGTTGGATGATTCTCTGAAGCTTTAAATAATGGCACATGGTCCAGGCACAGTAGAACTGCTTCGGCGGATTGCACTCGGAGGTACTGAATTAGATGTTAGTGACCTGGGTCTTACGTCCTTGCCAGATCTTCCACCTACACTTACGAGTTTGTATTGCGGTGACAACCAGCTGACGGTGTTGCCAGATCTTCCACCTACACTTACGCATTTCAATTGCGGTATCAATAAGCTGACGGTATTGCCCGCTCTTCCACCTACACTTATGCATTTGAATTGCGACCAGAATAAGCTGACGGTATTGCCCGATCTTCCACCTACACTTACGAGTTTGTATTGCGGTGACAACCAGCTGACGGTATTGCCCGCTCTTCCACCTACACTTACGCATTTGGATTGCGATGACAACCAGCTGACGGTAGTACCCGATCTTCCACCCACACTTACGATTTTGAAGTGCGGTGACAACCAGCTGACGGTATTGCCCCCTCTTCCACCCACACTTAGGATTTTGAATTGCCCTAGCAATCAGCTAACGGTATTGCCCCCTCTTCCACTCACTGTTCACACATTGAGCTGTCACAATAACCAGCTCACCGCTCTACCAGATCTTCCACCCACACTTAAGAACTTTGGTTGTGGGAAAAATCAGCTGACGGTATTGCCCCCTCTTCCACTCATACTCGAGGATTTGACTTGCTTCCAGAATAAGCTGACGGTATTGCCCGCTCTTCCACCCACACTTACGATTTTGAATTGCGGTGACAACCAGCTGACGGTGTTGCCAGATCTTCCACCTACACTTACGCATTTCAATTGCGGTATCAATAAGCTGACGGTATTGCCCGCTCTTCCACCCAAACTTAAGAACTTTGGTTGTGGGAAAAATCAGCTGACGGTATTGCCCCCTCTTCCACCCACACTTAGGTATCTAGAGTGTAGGGATAACCTCAAGCTTAGCCGAGTAACTTTTCCATTCCCTCCGAAACTTAGGGACTACCTGATGCGCATTATATTTTACGGTACGATGTTACTTGACATTAGGGGAGAGGAAACTCTGGGACAATATGAAGATCGCATGTCAACAACAAAGTGGGCGGGATACTCCACTGCTGATGTAGAGCTTTTTAAAACATTCTTTATCGA